AATGCAATCATTTAGATCAGCTTAAAACCGAATTAGCTACACCGTTCAGAGATTATGACAAAAACGGCAAAGTTAAGGTTGAGAGTAAAGAAGACCTTAAAAAGCGTGATGTTAAGTCTCCCAACTTAGCAGATGCTTTTATTATGGCTTATCGCAATTATAAAGACGCTGTTGGCATGGTGTTTGGCACGCGCAGGCGCTAGAGCCTTGTTACTAACAGATTTATAAAATAGTATCCAATGAGCCAGGTAATTAAGCCCGGCAAAAATGGATCCTTTTATATGAAAATACTAATTGCAGTAATCGCACTAATCGCAGCGTTTCACGTTTATTTATTTAGTATTGATAATGAAAAGTTGCTCAATACAACTGCTTTAGATGCGTGTTTAGATACGTTGTCGAGCTATGAAAACAATGATTTCACGATTGCCAATACTAGGCTTGTTGATACTGAGTTGACTTTAGAAGAAGCAAGCGATCAAATTGAATCTCAGCCTTATGACTTTGAGCTTAGCCAGTCAATAAAAGAAAGCAACGAAAGAAATTACGAGTTAGGTAATGTGATGACGGATCGATCTATTTGGGTTGATTATGTTAGAAATGGCTCAGATAACATTTTTCTTTGCTTCTTCAGTGAAAACGCATTTTCAAAGATTAAGTTAACCAACTTCGAATTTAAAGGTCGTAACGTGTTTACGAGCAATCGAGGTTTTGACGTAAAAGCTAGACCTGATTCAGTTGACTCGCTTTGGCAAGTCAACCCGGCTAATTACTTACAGCGCCTTAAATACATCTATGCCAATTTAACAGGCTAATAATCTAAACAGGTAAACCATTGAAGCCACATATTAAAGCCAATCAACTAGCATTGATGAACAAAGCCTATACGCTTATGAATAATGCTAGGCAGATTACCCGCAATGGCTCTGTCTTCACTGGTGGCGATTATCAAGCCGATACTAAGCACAATAAAGCGTGGAATGATTACGGATGGCCTAGTGAGCTTACCTTTTTCATGCACTGGAACATGTGGCGCAGAAATGCGGTAGCGGCTCAGGTCGTTGGGCTGCCTGTTAAATTATGCTGGTTAACTAAGCCATGTGTAAAAGAGTCTGAAGAAAAGCACGACGAAACCGCATTCGAGAAAGAGTTTAAACGCACAGTTAAACGCCTGAAGTTATGGCAACGCATTAAGGGTGCTGATTTGCGTCAACGTGTAGGTCGTTATAGCGCTTTAGTGTGGACGGTTGGCGATGGTTTACCGATGGATAAACCGCTTACTAAAGTTGATATAAAGCGCGTTGTTGATGTTAAACCCGTATTTGAGAATCAGTTATTAGTTGCAACGGTTGACGAAGACGTTAAAAGCCACCGATACGGGCAACCAGTCATGTATAGCTTGCAAGAGGCTGGAACTGGTAGCCGTTCAGAGCGTCAAAATAGATCGGGCCAAATACATTGGACTCGCGTCACTACATTTGCCGAAGGTGCCGACGATGGCACTATATACGGCATTCCAAGCCTTGAGGCGATATTCAACGACCTAATTGATTGGGATAAAGTAAAAGGCTCAGGTGGTGAGGGTTTCTGGCGTGCTGCTGCTCAAAAGTTTGTATTAGAGGCATCAAAAGAAAGTGTTGGCAATGCACCAAAAACAGAAGAACTCGACGCCTTAACAGATATGTTAACGGATATGTTCGACGGATTTGACACCATGCCTTACACCGGCGGCTGGAATCTTAAAAGCCTAGATACATCAATGCCTAATCCTGATGGATTTGTTGCAATCCTTGAGAAATCGATCGCTGCAGGTAGTGGCATCCCTTCTAAAATATTATTCGGCTCACAGACAGGCGTCAAGGCAGGCGATGAAGATACCGGACACTTTATGCGCTTACTGCAGTCGCGTAGAGAAAACGAGATAACCGATTTTATTAATGACGTTCTTACGTGGTTTGGTGAGCATACAAACCTAAAAATACCTGAGGATGCTTGTGTTGAATGGGATGACTTAACAGCACCAGGCGCATTGCAAAAAGCAGAATTAGCCAAAGCTATGTCTATGATCAACAAAGATGCCATAACGACCGGACAAGATGCCCCATTCAAGCCTAATGAAATACGTGAAGAATTTGGACACCAGCCAGACGAAGATTTAAATGATTCTGAATTAGATGACTCTGAGCTAGACGAACCAGAAGAAGATTTAGAGTTAGATAATGTCATCAGTTAGCCTTGACCCTGCACAAACAGCAGGCATTAGACGTAGAGTAAACACCGAGTTTAAAAAGCGTTTATATGGCGCACAGCAAGAAGTTATTGCACTGGTTAACGCTATTCAAACAAAAGCAAAAGTGATACCTGATGCAATCCAAGTTAATAAGACCGTTTATGAATGGTTAATTGACTCATTTGGCCGCAAACAAGCAAATATTGAGATTGAAAGAATAATCAATCGCTGGCTGCAAACAAGCGGCAATGAACGTGACAACTTCTTTAGCTCTTATATTGAAGACAGTTACCGCAAAGGCTCGATCACCTCAGCCATGAGGGTTCAATTGTTAGCAGGTCAAGCTGGATATGAAGAATCATTACTTCAGCAATTAGAAGCGATTCAGGTAATTAACTCATTTGATTATCAGCAACGCTTAAACGTTCAATTTACTAATGCTTTTGCTGAAATGAAAGGTTTTAGCCAAAGTACAATAGATGATATATCAAGAGTAATATCAAGCGTTATCACTGGCGGTAAATCACCAAGACAGGCGCAGCGAGAGATTAAAAAGCGCTTTCATGTTGCTAATGCTAGGGCCGAGCGCATAGCACGCACAGAAGTAAACCGCAGTAATTCACTAGCACGCCTTGAACAGAACAAGCAGAGCCGTGATAAGTTAGGCATAAATGTTCAAATCGTGCATAGAAGCGCTTTGAAGTTCGATGCAACGCGCAAAACTCACGGTTTACGCCATGGCACTATTCACACAATAGAAGACCAAGCCGCTTGGTGGGATGAAGGCACAAACCGTATTAATTGCCTTTGTTCTAGTACCGAAGTTGTTTTAAATAAAGAAGGCAAGCCGTTTGACGGCGGCCTAATTCCCAAGTTTGAAAGTCAACGCATAGCCCACTACGGGAAGTAATCCAAATGAAATCAATTAAAAAACTTGTCTGCAATCAAGCAGCCGAGCATAGATTTGTGCAAGTCGTAAATCAGGTTAATACCTCTATGATACGACGAGAGACAGCCGCAAACGGTGACAACCTAATCATTATACCTAGCTATACGCTACCTGATGACGTTGTGATGAACGGCGGCTTATATCCTAAGCACGAAATAGAAAACAGCTTTAAAACGCTTGAGGGTACGCCTGCACCTATCGGACACCCGATAGATGATGAAGGTAATTTTGCTCCTGCTCGCTCTGAGATTGGCATTGACCGTTTTCATGCTGGCGTATGGAACACAAACGTACAGCGTAAAGAAAACCGCATCTATGTTGAAAAGCGCATTAATGAGCGCGTAGCCATGCAGTCAGAAATAGGTAAGAAACTTATTGACCGGGTTAATAAGCTTTTAAGTGGTGAATCAGATCAACCCATCCATACAAGCGTAGGTGTCTTTTTAGAAATCAACGAAAAGCAAGGCATGATCAACAATCAGGAATATTCGTGGGTCGCTCAAAATATGGAGTTTGACCACGATGCAATATTGCTAGACGAAGAAGGTGCAGCCACACCAAAAGAAGGTGTTGGCATGATGGTAAACAAAGACAAAAAATTGGTCGTAAATCGCTTTGTATGTGACGAAGAAGGGCAATTGATAAACCCTGAAGACGTTATCAAAGCGATTAAAAACGATAAAAAAGGAATTTGGAGCAAGCTAATCGAGTTTGTCTCCAATATTGGCGGCAACGCTGAAAATGAAATCGGTCATGGTGGCCGTAACTCTGACGAAAAAGGTAAAGAGATGAAATTAGAAGACCTAATAAAGTCGCTTAGGGCCAACGGTGTAGAAATCGCTGAAAATGCGACTGAAGCACAAGTGACCGAAGCACTAAACAAACAGTTGGCCGCCAACAAAGCGACCGAAATTAAACCAGAAGTTGAAACTCCTGACTTCGCTGCAATCGTAGCCAATGCAATTAGCCCATTAACTGAAAAGTTAAACGCTATTGAAGCTAAACAGAATGCACAAGCCGGTGCTGAAAAAGACCAGTTGATCGAAGCCCTAAAAGGTGACTTTGAAGAAGCTGAACTTAAAGCAATGAGCGTTAACACATTGCAGAAGTTGGCAGCCAAAAAAGAGCTTCCCGCTTATCATTTTAACTCCGCATTTAAACCAAACGCTGGCAATGAACTTGCCTCGCTTGAAATGCCTAACGTAGAGGTGAAGTAATCATGGCTACCGATGGAAAAAGAAAAATCTTTACTGATGCCGTTGCGCCCGTTGCACACGAAGCAGCAGCAACCGCAGCCGTTCGCCC